GTGTCCGCCAAGAACATGGGAATCGACGAATCGGGAATTCAAAGAATCCTCGACAAGGCAAACAACATCCAGAAGACAACCATGTACTCCGATGACGCATTCACCGGAGCGGCGGCAGAACTGGCGACATACTTCAGTGAGACCGAAGCCATAACCAGAATGATGGACGTGGTAGCGGACTACGCAGCGGGTATGTCAGGAGGCGTGGAACTTTCCACAGAGCAAATCGTGGACTACACCACCAACCTCGCAAAGATGACCACCGGAGCCTACGACGCAATGACGAAGAAGGGCTTCATGGTTACCGACGCACAGAAAGAAATCCTGAAAAGCGGTACCGACATGGAGAAGGTCGCCGTCATCGAAGACATCATCCGAGAAAACTGGGACGGCATGGCGAAAGCCATGAGCAACACCCCGACCGGACAGATGGCGCGTCTCAAAAACTCATGGGGCGACATCAGTGAGATGATCGGCAACAAACTGACCCCCGGAGTGACCGGCTTCTTCAAAATGCTGAACACCAAAATGCCCGCCATTTCAAAGCTGGTAGAACGAGCAGCCGACAAAGCAGGCTCGTGGCTTGAGGACATCCTCCCGTCGCTCGAAACGTGGATAGACGGAGCGATAGAAACCGTGGAGAAATTCGCCGACCGCGTGAGTATGGTACTCGACAGCGACGAATTCAAAAACGCGGACTTTTTCGGCAAGGTGAAAATCGCGTGGAACAAGATCATCGCGGAGCCTTTCGGCGAATGGTGGGACAGCACCGGCAGGGCGTGGTTTGCAGACAAAGCCAGCCATGTCGGTGAAGCCATCGGATCAGGACTGACCACAGGACTGCTCGCTCTCCTCGGAATTGACATCAGTCAGACCGTAGAGGACGGCACCAGCGTCGGCGGAGCCTTCATCGAGGGCTTCAAAAAAGGTTTTGACACCGAAAAGATAACCCAAGCCCTGAAGGAATGGGCAGAAAACAACAAGGAAGTCGTAATCGCAATCGGAGCCGTCGTGGGCTTCAACCTTATCACCGGACTGGCGGGCAAAATAAACGACCTTACAAGCCTGTTCAAGGGAAAAGGAAGCAAAGACGGAGGCACCGGAGGCGGCCTCGGCGACTTCACAACAACCTGCACTACGGCAACCGTCAACGGCAACATCGTGAACGTTTACGGCAAAACGGTAAATGACATGACCAGAAGCAGCGGAGGCGGAAGCGGAATAGGCACAGCCCTGAAAAACCTCCTGCCGTCGCTCGGAGGAGCCGCAATAGGCGGAAAACTTCTCACATCTGGCGGACAGCTTCTGCTGGGCGGTGGATCCGGCACACCCCTCCTGACCGGAGAGGTCGCAGGCGGAGCCGCAGCAGCCGGAGGACTGACATCAGCGGGAAGCTGGCTGTCAAGCCTTCTGCAACTCGGAAGCACATCGTCCGTTATCGGAGCAGACGGAACGCTCGTCGCCGTTGAAGGCGGACTGGGCGGAGCGCTCGGAAGCGTCGGCAGCGCAGTCGGCGGCTCGGCGTCTTCAGCCGCAGGAATGGCTGGAATCGGCGCAGGAGCAATCGGCGGCATCATTGCAGGCGTCCTGACGCTTATATCCTCCGGCATTGACGTATATCAAGGCACACAGGCGGATAAAGCAGGCGACAGCAAAGCCGCAAAGGATGAATACGTAACCGCAGGCACAAAGGTCGGCATCGCCGGTCTTGGAGCCGGAGGCGGCGCTCTCGCGGGCGCGGCAATCGGCGCTGCAGGCGGACCCATCGGAGCAGGCGCTGGCGCTTTGATAGGACTTGCAATCGGTGGTATCGGCGCACTTCTGGGCGGAGACTCTGCCGGAAAAGCCATCAGCGACGGCACGGACGAAGGCGGCTGGCTGTCCAACGCATGGGAAAGCACAAAGAAGTTTTTCACAGAAGACCTCGGAAACTTCTTCACAAAGACCATACCGGACGGCTGGAACAAGATGTGGGGCGGCATTTCAAACTTCTTCACCAACAGCATACCGCAATGGTGGGGCAACTTGAAGGAGAAGGTATCGACCTTTTTCACGGAAACGATCCCAGAAAAGTGGGACGAAATGTGGGAAGGCATCGGGAACTTCTTCACCGAAGACGTCCCATACGCCATCGGTTACGCCTGCGGTAAAATAGAGATTTTCTTCACAGAAACGATCCCCGGATTTTTCGGAGACCTGTGGGACGGAATATCAACATTCTTCACAGACACCCTCCCGACATGGGCGTCAGACACGTGGAACAATCATATCGTCCCGTTTTTCACCGAAAGCATACCGTCATTTTTTGAAGGCTTATGGAACGGGATCGTGACCTTCTTCACGGAGACGCTGCCGAACTGGGTGACCAGCGTCTGGAATAACAATATCGTGCCATTTTTCACAGAGACCATCCCCGGATTTTTCACACAACTGTGGAACGGCGTGACTTCGTTCGTGACAGAAACCATACCGCGCTGGATTTCCAGCATAGGCAGTACGATATCCGGCTGGTTTTCCAGCATAGGCAGTACGATATCCGGCTGGTTTTCCAGCATAGGCGACTGGTTCAGCAACCTATGGAGCGGAATCAAAGGCGCGTTCACATCCGGCTACAATGACGCGACCGGCAAACACGCATGGGGCGGTATTATGAACAGCCCGCACATGGCGATGGTAGCCGAGGACGGCGCGGAAGCCATCATCCCCCTGTCACCCAGCAAGAGAGCGCGAGGGCTTGACCTTTGGATGAACGCCGGACAGCTTCTGGGCGTCCAGCCTTACGAGGACGGCGGTATCGTGGGCAACACCACGGACGTAAGTACAGCGACCGCGACCGGAGGCGGAGGAAACAACGTCGAGATCAAGGTCGAAGTAAACCCCGAATTCATCATCCAAGCGAAAGACGCTGGCTTTGACGGAGAGAGCCTCGTGGCACTCATCAAGGCACACATCCGCGAGATGGTGGACGACATCGGAGACGAACTGGCAGAACGGCTCGCCCGCGTCTTCGCAAATATGCCGGTGAAAGGAGTGGCGTAACACATGGACTTATACCTGACCGAAAAAGACACAGGCTGGAGGCTATCGTGGTGCCTGCTCCCCGACAAGGTGAAGGCGAAGTCAACGAGCAACTTCATCAGCTACAACTTCATCAGCGTAGGCGAAGTCAAAATACCAGGCGGCCAGAAACTCCGCCAATTTTCGTGGAGCGGAACGTTCCCCGGAAAGGCGATGAGAAATATGCCGTTCATCAAGAAGCACCTATACCACACGCCAAAAGAGATGATCAACTGCATCGAAAAGTGGCGTAAAAACGGAACGCGGCTCGTTCTGATGTTGACCGAAACCGACCTGAACAGCGAGGTTTACCTCTCCGCTTTCGACTACACGTGGACGGGCGGAGGCGGCGACGCCGAATACTCGATCACGTTCATCGAAGCAAAGGACGTGAAAGTGGAAACGGTGACCGTAGCAAATCAGACCCAGAGCGCGAAGACCAGCAACAACATATCAAGCGGCTCGCGGCCAGCAAGCAAAACGACGGACACCAGCACAAAGTCGGAGCAGACCGAAACCTACACGGTCAAAAAGGGCGACTGCCTGTGGAACATTGCAAAGGCACAGCTCGGCTCCGGCGCTCGCTGGACGGAAATATACAACCTGAACAAGAAGGTGATCGGGAGCAACCCGAATCTCATCTATGCCGGACAGGTGTATGTTCTGCCGAAGTAAGGAGGAAGCCGCATGATAGACATCAGCAAAACCACATACAAAATCTACCTCCTACGAGAGAACGGCGAGCAGCTCGACATCACGGACGTGTCCCAAAATGTGGGCTGGGAGGAAAACGAGGGAGAACTCGCCATGCGGGTCTCCCTTACCCTCGCCAACATTCTCCACGGCGGCAAACGCATATCAAGCCTCGCAAAGCCGAACTGCCAGATCATAATCACGGCAGAGAGCGGCAGCTCCAAAGAGGAAGTGGCGCGGGGCAAGATTATGGACTGGGCGCCGACACGCAGCGGAAGCACGGACTCCATAGAGCTGGGCGGTTACGACGACTTATACGACCTGCAGGCGTCGCAGGATAACCGATACATAAGCGCGGGCGTTTCCACCAAAACCGCAATAACCTCCATTTTCAGCGACTGGGGCATACCGGTCGAGAAATACGAGGGACCGACGAACTCCAATGCAAAGACCACGTTCAAGAACGAATACCTGTCGGACATCATTCTCGAACTGCTGGAAACAGCATACAAGCACGGTGCAAGGGAGTGCATCGTCCGAGCGAACAAAGGCAAGGTTTCCGTCGTTCCGAAAGCGAACAACACCACCGTCTACTGCTTCGAGGAGGAGAAAAACGTCGAACTGACCAAATACAAGATCAGCACCGGCGACATGGTAACGGTGGTCAAAGTCGTAGCAACCGAAGACGACGACGGGCGGCAGAAGGTCGAGGCGGTCATCAACGGCAAGACGGAATACGGCAAACGACAGCGCATCTACATCCGAGACGATGACGACACGCTGGCGACCGCAACCGCAGCCGCAAAGGAAATCCTCGAAGAAGAAGGAAAGCCGGAAGAAACCCTCAACCTGAAAGCGCCGGACGTCCCGTTTATTCGGAAAGGCGACAAAATCAAACTGACCTCGCGTGTTTATTCCGGCTACGCGCTTGTGAAATCAATTCAACACGACGCGAGCAACCGGACTATGTCAATGGGCATAGCGAAATACGACCCGACAGCAGTCAAGGATGAGCCGGTCTCCGCGACCGCGCCAAAAAAGAAGGAGTACAAAATCGGCGACATCTGCACATTCGCCGGAGGTTACCACTACTACACGTCAATGGACGCGAACTCCAGAGGCGGACTGCGGACAGGTGGACCCGCGTGGATCCAGAACATCAACCCGAAGGGCAAGCACAAATACGCGCTGATCGGCGGCGTTTACAAATCAGGCGTCGGCGGCAGCTCGAACGTGTACGGCTGGGTAGATGAAAACACAGTAAGCTGAAAGGAGGCAAAGCAATGGCAGACGAAGGAATGAATCATCTCGCACGAATACTACACGAGCGAATAGACGGCACCAGAGAAGCGTACAGCGACCTCGTGCTTGATTTCGGCGTCATTCAGAGCGACTACAGCCTCCTGACGAACACCTACCCGATACCGATACCAAAGGCAGACTACCTCGTGCTGCGCCAGCTCACACTGGGCAACACCGGCAGCGTCCTGACCTCGACAACGAGCAACGGATACCACGAGCATACCGAGGTCAACGGCTCCCACAGCCACGACAGCGGAACGCACGGAGGTCATACCAGCGGTGACGGATCACACACCCACAGCGGCGGAGCGCACGGACACGGAGGCGCAGGCACACATAGCCACAGCGTCCTCATTCCCGAAAAAATGCGCTGGCTGAAGCCAGGCGACCGCGTTCTCGTGGCGTGGGTCCAGCACGACGCCATAGTGCTGGATATTATTCTACCGGCAACGGCAATAGGATAGGAGGCTCAAAACAATGGCAGAAAATACCCTTTTCCCCGTTTTTGAAGTGCCAGAACTCGAAACACCGGCGCAAAACCAGAACAGGACATACAAGCCGAGCGTTTTCTTCGACTTTGACGCGGGAGATTTCAGGCGCGATGGAGCCTACCGGATGACCGTAGCCACCGGCAAGGAAGCCTTCATGCAATGGTGCCGCAAGGTCGTAATGACCGAGCGCGACGCTTTCCTCGCATATTCGACCGACATCGGAATCGAAGGAGAAGCAGCACTCGCCGAAGGCGACAGAGCCGCCGTGGAATCGGCGCTCGAAAAAACCATCACAGAGGCGCTCATGGTCAACACCCACACCGAGTACGTCCGAGACTTTGAATTTTCGTGGCAAGGAGACGATCTGCGGATGACATTCACAGTCAAAGGCAAGGAGTGGGAGGAAACGACCGCCAGCGTCTTATATCAAAGCACATAAGGAGGCGAAACACATGGCAGACAATAATTCGTTCGTGGCACCTGCGTGGCTCGATGGGCAAGACGCAGAGACCATACACCAGCGCATGATGGATAACCTCCCCGACGACATCGACGATACAGAGGGCGGCTTCCCGTGGGACTTTACGAAACCGACCGCCCTCGAAAAAGCGGAACTCCTCGAATTCGAGATGATGGAAGCCGTCAAACTGATGCACTATATGTTCGCTTATGGCATTTACCTCGACTACCACGCGAAACCGTGTGGACTGACGCGCAGAAACGCTGTAAAAGCGGCTGGCGAACTTTCCATCGTCGGATCGCCCGGAACGGTAATACCTGCAGGCTTCCTGTTTGCGGTACCGGCAAACGGAGACCAGTCGGCTATCATCTTTGAAACAGACGATGAAACGACCGTAGGACTTGACGGCACCGCCACCGTGGAGGTGCAGGCGCAAGAAGCCGGAACAATCGGAAATGTCGCCGCAGGGACAATCGTCATCATGGTGCAGCCAATAACAGGTATCAATAGCGTCACCAACACAGCCGCCATGACAGGCGGAGCCGCCGAGGAAAGTGACGACGAACTGCGGGAACGCATCAGAGAATACTGCGAAAACTCTGATGTTTCATTTGCGGGCAGCGACGCCGACTATAAACGGTGGGCAAAAGAGGTCGACGACGTCGGCGACGTCACCATCATACCCGAATGGAACGGAGCCGGAACGGTAAAGATAATCGTCCTCGACCGAAACGGAGAGCCAGCGAACAGCACAATCATCGAGGGCGTGGTTAACCACATCATATCCCCGAACGACCGAGACAAACGCCTCGCGCCAATCGGGGCGACCATTACCGTAACAGCACCGACGCCGAAGCCAATCAACGTCGCCTGCAACCTTACCCTCGACACCGGAGCGGACTACACAGCCGTAACGACCGAAATCAAGGCAAACCTGAACGCCTACTTCAAGAGCGGCGTCGAGGAGATCAAGAGGAACAAGGTCGGATCCATCATCATGGCAACGGACGGCGTAAGCGATTACGGCACCCTGACCCTGAACGGAGAGACCGAAAACATCACCGTGAGCCAAGACGAATACCCAGAACTCGGCACATTCAACACGGACGCGGAGGTGTAGCGCATGGCAGACGATAAATTCAACCTCGAAGAATTCCCAACCAACGAGACCGCCAAGCAGATGATCAGCCGCGTGTCTCCCATTTACGACAAATCCTACGTCGGCAAGTGGCTCTTTCAGGTCATGGGGCTTGAAATGGGAGAAGCGCGGGCGCTCGTGGAGAGCCTGCGCGACCAATGCCACCTTGAACGATGCACGTGGGGAATGCGCTACTGGGAGGAGCGCTACGGCATCGAGGTAGACGAAACCAAAGACCTCGAAGAACGCAGAGACGCAGTCATGGCAAAGCGAGGCAGCCGGAGACCACTGTCGCCCGCCACTTTTGAGGACATCCTCGAAACGCTCACCGGCAGAGGCATCAACATCGAGGAGAACAACGAATCGTATGGCTTCGTGGTGAGCATCGACGAAGGAGATAGCACGATAGACTACACCGCGCTCATTTCCAAAATCGAGGCGGCAAAACCCTCACACCTCGCATATTCCATCGAGCTGCCGAGGAAAGGAACGCTGACCCTTTACCTCGCAGCGGCAATGTACGAGGTCAAGAACATCGAACTCACGGACTACGACCGCAGAGGCGTAACAGACGCGGTCTGGCTCGTGGACGAACTCAACAATACGCTGGCTGATGAAAACGGTAACGTTTTCGTCGAAAAATAGAAAGGAGGAAGCAAAGCATCATGGGCTTAATTCCAAAACTAACAGACGGAGGCAGAGGACTGCTGATTTCAGCCCTATCCGGCAGCCCCCTGAACTTCACCAAACTGAAAATCGGCAACGGTGCCGCGCCGGAGGAGCCGAACGACGGCGACTACTGGTATGACACCGGCAACCTTACGCTGTACCGCTACAGCAAGCGCTGGGACGAAAGCCTCCGCAATATTACCGTCAGCGACACAGAGCCGGACGATCCATCGGAAGGCGACCTGTGGTACAACACCGAGACCGGCGTCCTCAACAATTACAGCGAAGGCTGGAAGGCGTCGGACGCGACCATCACCTGCGCCACCACCGAGCCAAACGCCCCCAGCGTAGGCGATTACTGGTACGACACGGCGAATGCGACCCTTTATGTTTACGGCTACAAATGGAACACCGACAGCAGCATAAACATCACAGCCGCCGCAGAAGCCCCAAATTCGCCGAATGCGGGCGATTTCTGGTATGACACACAGAATAACACCCTGAAGGTTTACGCGGCTCTGTGGGGCAATAAAACGGGCGTAGTGCTGACCTGCGCGGGAAGCGCACCGGCATCACCGAACGCGGGCGATTATTGGTACGACACCACCGGCGAGGCTTTGAAAAAATACGGAGCAGCGTGGCGGACAAAAAGCGACGTCACAATCACCTGCGCCGGAAGCGAGCCGGGCAGCCCGACCGCAGGCGACTACTGGTACGATACCACAGGCGAAACCCTCAAACGATACGGCGCGGCGTGGAGAGCGAAGGCAGGCATCGCGATCACCTGCGCGGACACGGCACCAGGCACACCGGCAGACGGCGACTACTGGTACGATACCGCGAACGATGCGCTTTATTGCTACGACGACAGCCAGAGCGACTGGGTAGCGAGCGCACAGACCATCACATACAGCGCAGACGCGCCGTCCGGCACCGCGACCATAGGCGACTGGTGGTACGACAGCGCGAACAACGCGCTCAAGGAATACGCAAACGGCTGGGACAGCGACGCGCAGCCGTTCAGTTACGGAGCGACCGCACCCGCATCGCCCACTCTGGCAGACTGGTGGTACGACAGTACCAACAGCGCCCTCAAAGAGTACGCGAACGACTGGGACGCGGACGCGCAACCGTTCTACTACGGATCCACAGCACCGGAAACTCCGACGCTCGGCGACTGGTGGTACGATACCGGAAACTCCGCCCTGAAGGAATACGGGCTGGACTGGGTAAACGACACCACACACAACTTCACCTACGGAACGGCACCGGCTAACCCGTCAGTCGGGGACTGGTGGTATGACACCAGCCTGCACGTTTACGGGTACGGCTGGAACGCCGACAGCTCGAAGAACTTCACCTACAGCAGCAACCCACCGGCAAACCCCCAGACAGGCTACTGGTGGTTTGACAGCGCGAACAACGCGCTCAAAGAGTACGGTCTGCTTTTCCAGAGAGACACCGAGGACACCTTCACCTACGCGGCCACAGCGCCGGTCAGAGCGAACGAAGAAGATCTCTGGTACGACACCACGGAAAGCAAACTGAAAATCTGGGTAACGAGCTGGGTGGAAGACACCGAGAAGAACTTCACTTATTCACAATCGCCCCCCGTTTCGCCAACGGCAGGCGACTGGTGGTACGACACGGAAAACCGCGTCCTGTTCGAGTACAACGGAACGCAATGGGCGCAGAGCAGCACGACCATAAGCTGTAGCGCATCACCGCCCGCGACGCAGGACACGCTGGAAGACCTCGTCAACCCGCTGATCACCATTGACATCAGCAACTTCTCCAAAGGCTCGAACTACGTCAGCCTGACCGGAGCGTTTGACAACACCGAGGTAGGGACGACCTTCAACTGGTCGGAGACCGGCGTCTTTGCAGAGGACGAAGACGGAAACGAAATCCTATACGCCTACTGCTACACCGGCGACGACTACGAGACGATCCCCGCCAACAACCTCGGCAGAACGATCCACATCACCCTGACCGTCCTCGTTATGGTCGGCGATGCGGAGGAAGTAACCGCGACCATCGGCGAAGGAGCGATCTACGTCACAAAGGAACAATTCGAGAATCACACGAAGGACTACGAAAACCCGCACAACATCACGCCGGAGAAAATCGGGCTGGGAAATGTGGCGAACGTAGCGCCAGAGGACATGAAAATCGAGTACACCGTGGCGTCATCGCTTGAGGAGCCGGAGAGCGGAGAGAAGATGGACACATTTCTCGGAAAAGTTAAAAAGGCAATCAACAACCTGATCCTCCACCTGCAGGCAAGCAACCCGCACGGAATCACGCCGTCGAAAATCGGCGCGGCTACTTCAGCACATAAGCACTCCGCGTCCGACATGACAAGCGGCGTCCTCCCTGTTGCACGAGGAGGCACCGGCGCGGGCAGCCTTGAAGCGTTCGCCGCATCGCTCGCCCAATACATAGGGACCGGAACGGCAGTATTCGGCACCTACACCGGAGACGGAACGACCAAGAGAACAATCTCGCTGGGCTTTACGCCGAGCGCCCTCATCGTCGTGGACGGCAGAGGCAGAATGACGGATAAGGACATCATCTACGGCGGAATGTGCGTCGGCAACAAAGGCGTGAGAGCGGTCAACTGCACGGCAGTATCGCACGAGACCACGTGGAGCAATTCGCACACGGCACTCTTGATTACATCGGGCGGCTTCTACTGCAACGAATACGCCTCGTACAACATCAAGACCAACACCAGCAACGAAACCTACCGTTTTATCGCTTTCAGATAAGGAGGAGAAAGAATGGCAACGACAAAAATCACCGAAAAACAAGCAACCAACAGCGTCAAGAATGCGGCCAGCGTTCTCGTGACGCAGGAGGAAACCGTCAATGGCGTCACCAAAGAATCGCTCCGCAGAGCGTCCCTTGACGCCATCGTCGCGGCACTCAAAGCAAAAGGCATCAACAGCGGATACCAGACCGAGGCAGGCATTGAGGCAATGAAGCCAAACCTTGTGAAAGACGTGGTGGCGACCGAAACCGGGATCGCGATCACGTTCTGGGATGATAGCGTGGTCGACATTCCCATCGACACCGGCGTCGGCTTCGACGGTATCAGCTACGACCAAGAGACCGGATACCTGCACATCACGCTGAACGGCGAGGATGTGGTAGACCCCGCATTCATCGGCGGAGGCGGCGGAGGCGGCGGGTCCGGGTCGGTAATCACAATCACAAACCGCCTCGCGTCGAGAACGATCACCATCACGGAAGCGACCGCCGAGATGGATATTCTGTTCAGCGCCACCAGTGTGGACGCGGACACAGGCGAAAGCACCGGTAACCTTTCGGCGAACTGGTACGTCAACGGCACAAGGGTGTCGGTTTCGACCATCGCGCAGGGAAACGGCTCCTTCAACTGCCGCTCCTACCTGACCGCAGGCGCAGCGAACAGCGTAAAACTCGTAATCGAGGACAGCTACGGCGGCACAAAGTCCATGACATGGACGGTAACGGTAGCCAGCTATAGCCTCGCGTGGAACGTGGAGGAATTCGCAAACCACGGAAGCAACGCCCTCAACCTTCGCCTCGTGCCTTCCGGCACCGGCGACAAAACCGTGAAGGTAACACTCGACGGCTCCGAGATTTACAACCAGGTAATCTCATCGAGCGGCAGAGCCGTAGCCATCACGGTACCGGCACAGACACACGGAGCGCACACGCTCGCCGCGTGGATCGAGACAACAGTGGACGGAGAAACGCTCTCCACCACACCGCTGCGGCACACCGGCATCTGGGTAACAGCAGGCACCACAACGCCCATCGTGGCTGTTCTGCAGAGCGCAATCACCGTCGAGCAATACAGCACGGCGGCGATCAAATACCGCATCTATGACCCCCAGAACGAAACCGCGACCGCAACCCTCGCTGTAGTCGGCGGCGCATCCACCAGCGTAACTGTCGACAGAGATACCCAGACATGGGCATACAGACCGACCGAGGACGGTACGGAGACGCTCGCCATCACCTGCGGGGCGACATCGGCAACCATCACCCTGACCGTGACGGCGCTCTCCTACGACATCACGCCGGTAACGCGTGGGCTTGTGATGATCCTCGACCCGACTGGACACACCAACGCGGAAGCAGACAGGGACAGCTTCGGATACAGAGACGAACACGGGCTAAACCACCCGCTGGCATTCAGCCCGAACTTTGACTGGGTATCGGGCGGCTTCCAACTTGACGATCAGGGCGTGACCGCCTTCGTAATCAAACGCGGCAGCTACGTGACATTTGACCGGTCGCTGTTCAACGACAATGCCAAAGCCAGCGGCAAGGAAATCAAAATCTCGTTCAAGGTTTCGGAGTGCCGAGACTACGACGCGGAGATCGCCACCTGCAAAGCCGACAGCGTCGGCATCAAACTGCAGGCACAGCAGGCGACCCTTTCCTCCACCCTGCAGACCGCAACGGTGCAGTATTGCGAGGAAAAGAAGATCGAGATGGACATCAACATCGAATCGCAAGCCGAGGACAAACTGGCGGTCATCTGGCTGGAAGGCGTCCCGTCCCGCGCAATCGCATACGAGGCGGCGGACAACTGGCAGCAGACAACACCCGAACTCCTGAAAATCGGCTCGACCGACTGCGACGTCTGGATTTACAACCTGAAGATGTACTCGACATCCCTCACGCGGAACGAAATCCTCGACAATTTCATCGCAGACTGCGCGGACACCGAGGAAATGGTCAACCGCTACGAGAGAAACGACATCTTCAACGACAACGGCACCATCAACGAAACAAAACTCTCACAAGTGAAGCCGGAACTCCGCATCATCCACATCTGGGCGGACAGGATGACCGTTTCAAAATCGGATGAGGTAACCTGCACCGTACAGCTCATTTACCGGAACGGCGGCGCAGAATACGAATTCACGGCGCAAGGCGTCACGATGAAGGCGCAGGGAACATCATCCCTCGAATACATTCTCGCGGCACTAAACCTTGACCTCGACTTCAGCACCGCCACCATGTGGCAGAACGGTAACGGAGAGGACATCACCGGCTACGCGATGACCCCGAACTCGATACCCGTCAATTACCTGAATGTCAAGCTGAACGTGGCGTCGTCCGAGAACGCAAACAACGTCTGCATGACGGACGACTACAACGCGTTCCAGCCGTACATCAACCCTGCAAGAGCAGCCAACCCAAAGGTGCGCGACACAATCGAAGGACACGCAGCGGCGATCTTCTTCACCAGCACCGCAGAGACAACGATCAGCGTCGGCGCGAGAACGGTGGAGCCGGGCGCAACCATCCTCTACGGCGCGGGCGACCTTTGCAACAGCAAAAAGAACTACGCCGTATTCGGACAGGATACCAAGGTCTACCCAGATATGTGCTGTGTCGAAATCAGCAACAACAACGCGCTCCAATGCCGCTTTATGTCGGACGATTTATCAACCGAGACATGGGGCGACGACAAAGACCATACAAACTTTGAATTCAGATACCCGAAGAAGCCGACAGCGGCGAACAAAGCCGCATGGCAGACCGTCCTCTCGTGGGTCGTTTCGACCAACAGAGCAGCAGCCACCGGCGACGCGCTTCTCAACCCCGTAACCTACGGCGGAGTGGAATACACGACAGATACCGAGGAATACAGAGCCGCGAAATTCAGAGCGGAACTCGCTGACCATTTCTCCGTGAACTCCCTCCTCTACCATTACCTGACGGTCGAGCGCAGACTGCTGCCGGATAACCGCGCAAAGAACTGCTTCGTGTCCTATGAATACGACAGCGCAGCCGGAGGCTACCGGTGGAACTTCTGCAAGGACTACGACAACGATACCATGAGCGGTAACGACAACAGCGGCGGCTTGACGTTCACCTACGGAATGGAAGACACCGACATGGTCGGCGCGGCTTACGTTTTCAACGCAGCCGACAGCGTTCTCTGGTGTAACCTGCGCGACCTTTTCCGCAGCGAGCTGGAGACGATGTTCAAACAACTGGAAGCAGCCGGAGCGTTCAGCGCAGAGCGTATCCTCGCCAAATGGAAGGCATACCGCGACAACAGACCGGAAGCCCTCATCATCGAGGATATGTGGGGAAAATACTTCTCCCCGTACATTTTCGCACAGGAGCAGCGCTACATCAGGACGATGCTCGGCACGAAGGAAGACCAGCTCATCCAGTTTGAAACATACCAGGAGCCGTACATGAGCGCAAAATACGGCGGGTCCGTTTCGACCGCTGACCGAATCAGCCTTCGCGCAAACGCACCGGAAACGTGGAGCGGCGTG